GCCACTAGTGGTTAGTCCTCTAACATCGTCGGTTATTAATCCTGCACGATTTAATCTTTCAACAAAATCTGTGTTTACAGGCTTTAAGAATTTTGTTGGTTGTGTTTCGCCATCAGGTGATGTAATGGCTTTGTTGTATTCACCTACTGGTAATTTTTGTCCTAGATCATTTAGATAAGTTGAAGTACGCCCGTCTGGAACTGTAAAGTTTGTAAATGCATCAGGAACGCATGCCATCCAAAAACCAAAGTCTTTTCTGCCTTCAACAACTAACACAATTACCTTTGTTCCAATGTCCGGAGGTACTGCCCAGAATCCATAACTCTGTTGTGAACTAGCAAATGTATTATCCGATCCTGTTTGATGCAACGGAGTTTGTCCAGCAAAAGGACTTGCATATTGGCACTGTAAACTTTGTCCTATTTCATCCCAATCACTGCCATTTGCGTTTGCTGTTAGCAACGAAACATTTAGTCCGCCCATAAATGTTTGATCAAGATGACCAATTACACGCCCAATGTAAATACCCGGATCAGCTGGACGTGCGGCGTTGTCACTTTTTCTTGTAAATTCACTGCGTATGTTTTGCGGTTCGGGCATATTTAAAATCCTAAGTTTCTTGTTATTCGACTTACTTCTGTATTAAATTGATTAGCAGCAGTATTAATAGTGTTGCTGGCTTCATTAATATATCCAGGAATTTTTCCTGCACTTACACTACCAAGTAACTCTTGTTGTGCTGCTGCTAATGATGTATTTAATCCTTGCGAAAGTTGCTGTTGAGCTTGCTGAAGTGCGCTGCCTGATAGCCCTGAAAGCGATCCAAGTAATTGATTTGTTGCTGGATTGGTGCCAAGATTTTGAAATATTCCAGGTACTTGAGAAGTAATGGCGCCAATTGTAGTATTTAAGTTTGCTGCAATTGCATTGACTTGACTAAAAGCGCTGAAAACATTTTCAGCAAGGTTAGCTACTTCAGTTCCCGATAATATATTTTCAAAATTATTTAAGCCGTTTTGAGTAAAGCCAGTTAGTAATTGCTGCTGTGCTTGCTGTAACATATCTTGAGTTTGGTTACTAGCAGCAGATATTTGATTGTTAAGTTTTTGCATAACAAGATTTGGATTGCCAAGTTTAGTAGCTTGGACAACTGAAGTTGCTGCATTAACATCGTCGAGTGATTGATTTGGCATTCTCAATAGATTTAGTTGTTGTGTAAACATTCCATTTGAAAATTCATTTTTAAATGTCGTAACTTTGTACAATCCACTAAATGCACTAGCAGGATCAAGTGCTGTTAAATTACCAAAAAAGTCAACTGCTGTTTTAAAACTTATTAGTACATAAATTTCGCCTCTTGTAAAATCTAATTGTCCTTTGGTTGTGTACCCTGTTGCAGATGGATTAGGATGGTTATTTCCGATATCAACTTCAGTAAAATAAAAAGGATCTCCCCAAATTCTTAAATCTAGTGTAACATTATCAGTATCACTGTTTAATACCATTTTATTAAAATGATTTGCAATACGTACCTTTGCTGAGTCGTCGCTGCTGCCTCCTTCGGGTGCAGTAGTTCCGCTGCCTATTGCAACATTAGCTGATGCAATGGCGCCTGTTCCTTGAGGATTAGGTCCTGCGCCAACTGACGGAATTCTTTGTGCAACTTCTTCAGTAACTACTGGATTTCCAGAATTATGCTGTGTATCTTGGCCACCTTGGCTACCAATACGTGACATTTCTTTATAAAATGCATTATTAATGCTAAAATTAAAATCAATAATGTCAGTGTTTAATCCAGTATAGGTGTAATTGTAGTGCTTGACTGCATCTTTAATTTGTGGAGAATAACTCTGTGAACTTGATTGGTTAGACAAGCGACTAATGTGAATTTCATAAGGCGTAACAATATATTCAAATCGTGTTGCAGGCATACCTGTTTTTGCAATCATGCCAGTATCAATAATAGTGGTTTTTGAATGTATTTTAAACCATGTAATAGTATTTCCTCTAGCTCTTTGTAAAAATTCTGCTTTTGATTTCCCCCATTCACTACCAAGCAGCACACTTTCAATAATTTTTTCAATTTTTTGTCCTGTGCCAAACTGAAATTCTCTTTGATCTTGATCGTATGTCATTCCGGCTCTAGTTACAATTCGTGTTCCGTCATCTTTAACAGTTACAGTAGTGTTATCAAATGCTTTAAAAGGAATAGTTCCATAATCAAAAGCTGATGAAGTAATAAGAGACTGTCCCATTTCATTATCGTTGGTGTTAATAACTGTGTTAGCAGGACTACTTGTTAGATTAGTTATAGCAGACGCTCTATTACTAATTGCATTATTAATTTGATTATTAATTGCTACGTCTTCTAAGGCAGTGTCTAACCCAAGTGTAGATTCTAATGCTGAAATTCTATTTTGATAAGTTTGATTAATTAAGTTTCTATCTGAAGCTATATTATCTTCAATAGTGTTAACTCTATCTCTAAGAGATTGTTCAAATGAGTTAGTTTGCGAACCAGCCCATATGCCGCCGCCACCTATGCTTTGATCAAAAGCAGCTATTTCATAATCTGATGACAAGTTTGAAACTCCAGCTGCGCCTCTTGGTTGACTTCTTATAGAAATATCTTTTGGAAAATTAATTTCGTATTGATGAGGAACATAATTTGAATCAGCTTCTGCCATGTCAGTTTGTATTTTATTTAGATAGGCTTCTAAACTATTTTCGCCCCAACTTAGTACTTCACTTACACTTGCTCCTTGTAGTTTAGTTTCAGTTGGTATTTTTTCAACTTGATCAAAAAATGCTTGGTGGTTCCAAGGAATTGCTGTAACATGATATGTTGATCCAGCGGCTGTAACATCAAAAGTTACGTTAACTAGACTTAATACTAGGTTAGTACTTGGTAATACTTGTGGATTGTTGTTGTCATCAAATCCTTTAAAAGTTCCTTGTAGTAAGAAAGGAGCATTAAGATAACTTACTCCTGTTCCAAGTGCTTGTTCAGCAGCAATACTCAGTGACTGGAAAAACAATCCGACACTTTGCGGTTCAGTAACTGTAAATTCTATTTGAATAGCATTACTAAAGCTAGTGCCTGGATTAGGAGCAACTAGATATTCACTGATAACATTATCAATAAAAAATTCGACATTAGTTTTGGTTGCATCTTCAATTAAAGTTGTAACTGGTTTATCTGGAAAGCCTCCAGATTTAATAATTGGAACTGCTGGACCGTTTTCGTAAGATTCAGGATAAGGCACTTGTTGAGGGCTTAATACTCCAAATACCCAATTGTAATTGTAAGTGGCAAGATTATTTAGAGTATTCTCTAATGTCATTTAAGCTCCAAGCACTGTGTCAAGTGTTGTTTTTTGTGGTAAACGAATAGTAGTTCCAGCAACAAAATCAAACACTGGATCTTTTATAGTATCTATATTTCTTACTGCAAATACCCACCATAATTTGGATGTACCGTATAGATCATACGAAAGCAAATCAGGTCTGTAAGTATATTGAGGTTGAATTGTGTATGTAACATCATTGTCAAGTGCAGGAATATCTCTTTTTTGATAGATATCTAAATAATCACTTCTTAGTCTTGTTTCAGCATAAGGACTTGATGACGAATATTTAATCATTAAATAAACCCTCCTGGTTTTTTGTTGCCAATATATTCACCTTTTATAAACGATTCAAGATTAAAATCTTTTGTTGCTGTTCTGCTGTATGCTGGCGACACTGTTACGTTTAGTGTACTCAAAGTTGGCACATAACAATAATCACCAGAGGCAACAAGATTAGGATCTCCAAATGAATCAAAAGAATTTTTGTTAATTGGTACTTGGATATAATCAACTGCATTTGGCAAATCAAGGTTAAACATTTTAACAATTATTGGAGTTTCGTCAAATATAAAATTACCATATCCACTTAATGCAACACGAGGAGGTGGATGCCCTTGTAACGGTCCGTCGCCGTAAAACATTTTTGTAATACTGCGTAAAAAATGCACTGCGGCAATCCAATACTGCCCATCTGATTCATTTTCTACAGGAAATTCTGCACTAATTGTAATATCTTCAATTCTACTTGATTCATAAACATGATAAGGATAGTTTGTATGCACAGGCTGCACTGTATCGTAGTTTGCCATGCTGGATAACAATATTTGCGGAGTTGTAGGAAAAACTAAACTTTGATTACTTGTTTGTAATGGAGCAAGTATTGGAGAATTTACAAAATAATCTGGAGATGCAGGTAAATGTATTCGTACACGCCAATCTTGAGAATTATTATCTGAAGAAGCCGATAATTGTGCTGTTTGAGCAAAAGATTGTACCGGAGTTGCTCCAAAATTTAAATCGCTTCCTAATCTACCCTGACTAATAAACTGAACAAAGTCAGAAGCATTGCCATTTGTAAATACCCGATTGATATTTTGCACTGTATTAACAGCTCTTCCAATTGGAGTACTATTAAAACTGTTTCGTAAACTGTTTGTAACTGCACTTCCAATAACTTTAAATAAACTCATGTGAATCTCCTGCATAGTATTTAGTTGACAAAATTAACTACGTGTATTATAATAAATATAACATAGGAGAAAACATGGCAAGAAGAGTAAATTATCTTAACAATAAAGATATGTTGGCAGAGATACATAAATCAAAAAATACATTTGCTAGTTACGTTGACCCAACAAATGCAGATTACGATATTATTCTGCCTAGTGTTGACAAGATTAACATACGCACAATTGCAGAAGCAAAGCGTAATAAAGCAAAAAAACTAACAACTAGAAAATACGAAGCTGAAAAAGCAGCTGGCAAGAAAGTAAAGCAAGCTGACTGCGAGGTAAGCTATCAAAGTATTACAAAAGAAGAATTAATTTTTCGTGTAATGACGTTTGACCATATACCTGAAGAACCAGGACGTAAAAAGAATCCAAAAACTGTTGCAGATACAAAAACTAAACTGCCATTTCCGCCATATGTACATTATAAATTTGACAACGATGGAAATTTACAACTAGTTGGTAAATCACACTGGGAAGGTGGCATGGAGAACGGACACTTTTCAAAAGAACACGGCAAAGCAACAAATAAACTTGCTATGATGTGGATGAAACTTGTTGATCGCTATGCTACAAGAGGTAATGTTCGTGGTTACACCTACAACGACGAAATGAAAGGTCAAGCAATTCTACAACTTGCACAGATTGGCTTGCAATTTGACGAATCAAAGAGTCAAAATCCTTTTGCTTACTACACAGCAGCCGTTACTAATAGCTTTGTGCGTGTTATCAACTTAGAAAAACGTAATCAGAACATTAGAGACGATATTCTCGAGATGAACGACTTAAATCCTTCGCATACAAGGACACATTCTGGAGAATGGGAAGCTGCTCTTAAAAGAGAAGCAGAAGCAGCAAAAAAGTAATTGACAACTTAACTAAAATACCATATAATAGTATTCTATGATAGGAGTATTTCTTTGTTTAAAAAAGCTGCGGTCTTTACAGACATACACTTTGGATTAAAAGGCAATTCACGTGTTCACAACCAAGATTGTGAGGATTATGTGGATTGGTTTATCCAAACGGCCAAGGAACATGGGTGCGAGACTGCCTTGTTTACTGGTGATTGGAACCATAATCGCAATAGTTTAAATTTAACTACTATGGATGCTGGGCTTCGGTGTCTTGAGAAGATAGGTGCAGCATTTGATAAGTTTTATATGTTTGCAGGTAACCACGATTTGTATTATAAAGATAAACGTGATGTAAAGTCAACTGAGTTTGCTCGACATATTCCTGGTGTTACTGTAATTGAAGACATACTTGTCGAGGATGATGTTGCATTGGTACCGTGGTTAGTAGGCGATGAGTGGAAAAAGATGAAAGACATCCAAGCAAAATACTTGTTTGGACACTTTGAACTGCCTAGCTTCTATATGAATGCAATGGTACAGATGCCCGATCACGGAGAACTAAAGAGCGAGCATTTTGTAAATCAAGAGTATGTGTTTAGCGGACACTTCCACAAACGTCAAAAACAAGGTAAGGTGCATTACATTGGTAATGCATTCCCCCATAACTATGCCGATGCATGGGACGACGATCGCGGTATGATGATACTTGATAAAGAGAATGATGCAGAACCTGAATACATTAATTGGGTCGATTGCCCTAAGTACCGCACTATTAAGCTATCGCAACTGATTGATGAGAAAGATACACTTCTCAAAAGCAGAATGTACCTAAGAGTTACACTTGATTTACCTGTAAGCTACGAAGAAGCAAGTTTTATCAAAGAAACATTTATAAACGATTACGATTGTAGAGAGATTACACTAATTCCTCACAAACAACTTGAAGAAATTAACACCGAACTTGATATTGCACAGTTTGAAAGTGTAGATCAAATTGTTTCAAACGAAATACTAGCAATTGACAGTGATAACTTTGACAAAGCAATGCTACTAGATATCTATAACGGATTAGAATGATAAAAATTAAAGACTTAACAGTAAAGAACTTCATGAGTGTGGGTAATGTTACCCAAGCAGTTGACTTTGACGAAGAGCAACTAACCCTTGTGTTAGGCGAGAACTTGGATCAAGGCGGTGACGATACTGGATCACGCAATGGCACTGGTAAAACCACTATCATTAATGCACTATCCTATGCATTATATGGACAGGCTCTTACAAATATCAAACGCAACAACCTTATTAACAAAACTAACTCAAAAGGTATGCTTGTTACTCTTAACTTTGAGAAAGCTGGAAATCAATATCGTATTGAACGTGGTAGATCGCCAAACATACTCAAGTTTTATGTCAACGAAAACGAACAAATTGATGAATTAGCTGATAACAGCCAAGGCGATAGTCGTAAAACACAGGAATCAATTAAAGACCTGCTAGACATGAGTCACGATATGTTTAAACATATTGTTGCACTTAATACCTACACCGAACCTTTCCTTAGTATGCGGACAAACGACCAAAGAGCTATTATCGAACAGCTTCTTGGTATTACAATACTAAGTGAAAAAGCA